GTCCACTGAGCTACGCTCATCTGCGCGCACTACATCTATGAATGATCTAGGTTTTTCTATGCCACTTCGGTCAGCAAGCTTCGCTTGCAACCTGGAACCACCTATGGTGGTTCTGAAGGGCTCCGAAAAACCTTCAGAAAAGATTAAGCGTAAAACAACAGTAAGGCATAGAATGGTTTATTTGTAGTTATAAAATTATAGTAATAAATAGATTACGATAATTTTTTTAGATCAACGTTATTAATGTCTGCGATGAGAACGTCTTTTAGATGAACTACGACGGCGTCTGGACATAGCTTGGTTAGCAACCAATAAAACAGCAGGAACTGCTAAATCGGTCAAAATACCATTACCACCCTTCTTTTTGTGACGTCTACCACCCATTATAGCGGCAGGAGACACTCCAATAATAGTTGCTGCACTAGGACTAGCATCACCACCTCGCATAGCGGCAGCAGCTTCAGCGTTCATAGCAATAACGTTATTAGTGGGTGAAATAGCGTGTTGTCCGTCAACTCCACCATAAACAGCTTGGGCATAACCTGCACCATCTCCACCCATAATCATTTTATTGCGATAGGCATTAGAGCACCTCTTGCGATGTCTACGATGTCTTTTTTGTGACCCTTTTTTAGCTGGCATATATACAGTCTTGAGAAAACAAATTTTTAGTGGTATTTTGTATTAAACGTATTAAAAGAACTAAAATAGCTAAAATAACTAAAAACAAACACAGGTTATAAAAACATAACAACCATAAATAAACATAGATCTCATTATACATAATTTGTATCAATGGTTTAATCATTTCACGAATATCCTTACGTATATCTTGATCTTGTAAAAAGGAAATACAGGCATTTCGTATAAACCTTGAGTTCTCCATATTATAAACTTTGAAGGTTTTGCTAAGCAACCTTTGGACGCGAATCGTAAATCCGCGTGTATTACTTAATAAATTTTTATGTATTCTATGTAAATGGAAATCTTTGATACGAATGATTCATTTGATTTCGAAAAATTAATACTAACTAAACCAAGTTCGATTTCTGGAGGCAACTATTTTATACGATTTTTAGTGAATAGTCAACCTCTTTATATACAACCGCCTAAATGTAAAACACGACAAGGAATAGTACGAGCAGGTAAACGTCTTTATTCTGATTTAATGTTTACAAATGAGAATGAGGATTTCATAAGGTGGATGGAAAATTTAGAAAACTATTGTCAACAATATATTTATAAAAACCGTGAAAAATGGTTTGAAGGCGAAATGGAATTACACGATATTGAGAACTATTTTACATCTCCATTAAAGCTATTTAAATCGGGAAAATATTATCTTGCACGTACCAACATAACAGTTGTTTTAGGTAAACCATCGCTCAAGATCTATGATGGAAATGAAAAAGAAGTAGATTTTGAAAATATAGGTGATGATACCGATGTAATGACTATTTTAGAAATACAAGGAATTAAATGTTCTGCTAAAAGCTTTCAAATTGAAATAGAACTTAAACAAATGATGGTTCTCCAATCTACCAATATTTTTGAAAAATGTATTATAAAAAATGGAGAACCTGTAGAAAAAAACGTAACAAATCCTAGATCATTCATAGATGTGGTGCGTGCAGACGATCTTCGATCGGATTGCTGCGCAATATCGACGGATGATGATAAACCGATCGAAGAAAAAATAGAGGAAGAATTGGTTCCAGAAGTCGATAGTATTAATGAAAATATGGTTTTTAAAACAGATGACGAAGTTATACCAGATGAGGAAAGTAAAGACATTGTTATTGATATTCCAAAAGAATCATTGGAAGATGCAGCGAAAGATCTAACAATCGAAGAAAAAACCTCAGGAATAGTTGCATTAGATGGCTTAGAGGAAGTGGAATTTCATTTAGAAGAATTGACTGATCTTGAACCACTAGTTATTAAGAAGCGTGACAATGTTTATTATGAAATGTATAAAGAAGCAAAGAAAAAGGCTAAGATTGCTAGAGATTTAGCATTATCAGCTTATTTAGAAGCTAAACGGATTAAGAATACTTATATGTTAGAAGATTTGGCAGACGAAGATTCCGATGAAGAAGATTCTGATGAAGAAGATTCCGATGAAGAAGATTCTGATGAAGAAGAATCCGACGAAGATTCTGATAAAGATATTGATGAAGAAGATAATAATAATAATTAAGGTTTAGTAGAGTGAAGATTTTTCGGTTAGAGAACCCATAGGGTTCTCAACCTTGCCCCCCCGAAGGGGGCTGAGGAGCAACTTAGTGGTATAGAAAAACCTAGATAATCATTCTCTATTTATTTTTTCTTCGGAAAAATCTATGGAAGATCTAGGAAATGCTCTGCTGGCGAAGCCAATCGAGCATTCCTTCAATATATGTAACCAATAGATGATGATCGAAGGTCGCTCCGCTAAACCCTGAAACCGTGGTTTCTTTAGCGAAAAAACCTTAAAAACCTTAAAACATTAAATAATTTTATCCGCCGTTTATATACAGAATGTTTAAAAAGATCATTAGTGGATTATCCAAGTTTTTCACCAAGGAACGCGTCATTATATTAGTTGTTTTTCTTATTTTAGCGTGGGCTCTCTATTCTTATTCTGGATCAAAAATGTCCATTATGGATACTATGGGTGATGGTTCATCTAACCCTATGCCCATCCTTTCCGCTACTGCTCCCACTGCTCCCACTGCCCCTACTGCACCTACGGCCGCTAAAGGAGGATCAGTTCCTAATGGATATACTGCTCAATCCACAGCCAATCCTTCGGATTTACTTCCAAGTGATGCCAATAGTCAATGGGCTTCATTAAACCCTGGTTCTATGAACCAAGGTGATGTATTAAACGCCAACCTTCTCCAAGCTGGCTATCATATTGGGTTGGACACGATTGGTCAATCTCTTCGCAACGCTAACTTGCAATTACGGTCTGATCCTATTATTGGTAAAGTAGAAATTGGACCATGGAATCAGAGCACTATCGAACCTGATCTTGGTCGGGTTCCTTTAGAAATTGGAGGTGGAACCCGTTAAGCAGGGGAACCTACGGAGCAGGGTCCGAGCGGCTTCGCCGCTCAACCTGGATCGCCCGTAGGGCGATTGAGGGAACCGTAGGTTCCCTGCTTCAAGGTTGAGCAGCAAAGCTGCTCTGACCCTGATTAAATCTAGCTTTAATATAACATCAAAAAATAAATTTTATATTAAAATGTCAGTAACAACAAAAAAATACCCTAACGATTTTAAGATCGTTTATGAAAAAAGTCATAGCACCATTCCTATAACAGCATTATATGTATTTTGTGACATTGGGCCTGTTTACGAATATGATAAAATGCGCGGTGCATCACATTTTATAGAACATATGTGTTTTAAAGGAACTAAAAAAATCCCACATTCTAAAGATATTTTTAATGAATATGCAAAGATAGGTGCTTATTTTAACGCGTACACTAGTAAACGTTATACTTGTTATACGGTGAAATGCCAAGACGAATATATCCAACATTCTTTAGATATTTTAGCCGATATGCTAATGAATTCACTTTTTAACGAAACCGAATTTAATAAAGAGGAAAAAGTTGTTATGGAGGAAAACAACAATAATGATAACAAACCTGAGCATCTTATCAATGATGCTACAGATCAACTTATTTATGCAGGAAGTTCTTACGAATTTCCTATTGACAATCTTGATTACCACACCAAACGTACATTACAGTATAAGAATATAGTTGAATTCTATCACACTTATTATCATCCGAGCAATATGTTCATAAGTGTAGTATCAAATTCCTCATTCCATACCATCGAGTCTTATCTAAAAAAAACATCTTTTATTAAAAAAAGAAAAGAAACAAACATAGGTATTCACATTATTAATCACACTCTTACTCCACAATCTAGTATTAATATTCGACTTATTAATAAACGTGGGGTAACCAATATACATTTAAATATTGCATTCCGAACTTTTGGTCAGAGGAGCTTTGCTCCTCAACAACTAACACAGAAGGTAGCAAAGCTACCTAATGAGTTTGGTCATAACAATAAGGATAAATATTGCCTTACATTGTTAGAAAAAATTATGGGAGATGGATTAAATGGGCGTTTAATGATGATATTAAGAGAAAGTAAAGGTTTGGTATATGGTGCTTCTGCAAGGTCGGAACAATATGAACACTCTGGATCCTTCTGTTTTTATACAATAACAAAAAATCAAAATTTTAAAAAAGTATTGCCATTAATGATAACAATAATTTCAGATATGATAAAAAAAGGAATAAATAAAGATGAATTAACCACTGCTAAGGGAAACTTTAAAGGAACTAGTTTGTTAGATTTGCAGGACATTGTTACACAAGCAAAATATAATGGCGAAGAAATATTAATGGGAGAAAAAAAGATAATACCTTACAAAAACCTGTATGAAAAATGTATTTTGCCTATTACAGTAGATGATATGAATCGTGTTATAAAACAGTATTTTACTGTTCAAAATATGTGCGTTTGTGTTTTAAGTGAAAAGTTACCATCTTTAGAAAGTATCCAAAGGGTTTGTAATGAAATTATTTAGTGATAAAGGAGTCGCTGGTTTCCTGAAAATATATACTTATAATTTATATCACAATGAACGTTGTTGTTGCTATTTATGCCGCTATTCTTTTCTTTGTTCTTAGTCCAGGAATCCTTCTCAGTCTCCCCCCCAAGGGAAGTAAGATGATGGTTGCTGCTACCCACGCCCTTGTTTTCGCAGTTGTATTGTATTTCACCCAGAAAATGGTATGGCGTGCATCTATGATGATGACCATGCCTTCCAGAGAAGGCAATAGCAACATGATGCCAGAAAGCGATTCCAAACACAAAAAGTAAATTGAAGGAAATGCGTAGTTGGCTTCGCCAACAGAGCATTCCCTAGATTTTTCCGTAGGAAAAATCGACGGAGGATAAATAATTATGTAACTTCATTGTATAGTATTTAGTATACAATGAATCTCATTGTTGCCGCCTATGCCGCGATTTTGTTCTTTTTGCTCAGCCCTGGTGTTTTGCTGCGTCTTCCTCCCAAGGGCAGTAAATACGTAGTTGTTGCAACTCACGCTATTATTTTTGCGATTGTAATGGGACTAACCTGCAAAATGGTATGGAAATTTTCTATGGGTATGAGAATGGAAGGTATGGACGGAATGGAAGAGAAGAAGAAGGAAGAAGAGAATCAGGTTCAAGAACCTAGCCAATAAATTCTTTACGAA